GCCCGAAAAATATTGGGTTTTGCGCCGCTACCAGGATGCACACACTGGTAGCCAGAAGAGCGAAGATGGATTTCATAAATGAACCTGAAAGCGAAGAATTATCTCGCGAAGATCAATCAGCTATACGGCGGTGTCTAATCATCACGGGAACTTTGGCCGCGCAGGTATCCGAAGTAGAACCATGCGGCGCAGATGCAGATGAGTAATAGCGGGTCCATTATGTGTAGTTTGGACCATAAGTCCAGTAAGCAACGCTGCCGTCGTAGGTCCAGGCAAGAATGTCTACCGCGCTCGCTGCTGAAGTGATCGTCACAGCACCGCCGCCAGCGTTTATGACCTTATTTGTGTAGGCACCGGAATTCGTGCCCAGAACGAGCGCCGCGCCACCAGTCGAGTCTTGCTTGACGATTAGCGTGCCGGTCGCGCCATTCACGAGATTCGTCAGGTTGATTGTCCTGGAACCGGTAGTATGAACCATCGTGAGGGTTGCGTTATTGACCCAAACTGAATTACAGTTCCACGTCACGGTGGCACCATCAGTGAGTGTGGCGTAGGACTGTACAGGGATGTCTGCCTTGTCTATGGCACGAAAGGTGGGTGCCGCGGCGGAGCCGGAAGTCGGACCCGCGAATACGGTATTGGCACTCTGGGTTGCTTTTGTGACTGCAAGCGTTCCGCTTGAGGTAATAGGCGATCCGGAAACGCTGAACTCACCAGGAACCGTCAGGGCGACGCTAGTCACCGTACCGGATGTTCCAGTCGAGCTATTCGCGAGCTGGTAATTCGTACCGTCGCTCACGATACGAGCACTTTGGCTGGTCGTCAGAACTAGCGTAGAGGTGCCATTGATCGTGCTCGTGGTTGGTGTAATCGTGACCGTTCCCGCACCGAGATTGCGAACGTCTGTGTACCATCCGGCCGCAAATGAGCCGGTCGCCTGCGGGAGCGTCACGGCAACCGCACTACCATTCGAGAATGTAATGAGCTTGGAATTATCACCTGCAACAACCGTGTAGGTCGTGCCGGTCTGCGCATTGACCAATTCCGAGGCGGTAAAGGTTCCTGATGGCGTTGCCCATGTGGCATCGCCGCGCCAAAACGTGGTCCCTGATGCGGATGTACCGGAGTTCAGATGGCTAACGCCAAGATTACCGACAACGCCTCCAGGCCCAGCCCCAGCTAAGTTCGTGACGCTCAGATCGGCGATCTGATAATTCGTTCCATCGCTGACGATGCGGCATCCCTGATTCGTCAGCAGCGCAAGCGACGAGGCTCCAAAGATTGTTGACGTGGTCGGAGTGATCGTGACGGTGCCAGCACCGAGGTTGTAAACGTCACACCACCATCCAGGATCAAAGTCACCATTTGTGGTCACATTCGGCAGCAGAGCATTATTTGTCGCTTGTGGGAGCGTCACAGCAACCGCAGAGGCATTGTTTAATGTGACTAAGCCAGCAAGATCGGTTGTCGCAATGGTGTATGAAGTGCCGGTCTGTGGGTTGACTGCCTCATAGGGCATCGGCACGCTGGCAGACACATCGCCCGTACCATCCGTGGCAAACCGCACCGCCTGTCTTCCGATAGGCGGCGGTGGGCTGAAATTAGAGTAATTACTCATGCTGAGATTCCTGTGAAATCGACTGGCGGCGGATTGGTTTCGAGCTGCGCCTTGGTCAGTGTAGTGGCTGAAAAGCTTCGGTAGGAGTTCGTCACGATCTTCATCTTGCCGTTCATGATTGCGGTGATATTATTCGCGCCTGCTGAAGTGGTGGTCGGATACGGGTCTGCACCGGAACTGACGATATAGTGCGCGTTTGCTCTGTCGTCCGTTCCAAGTGGATTGGTCAGCACAAGCCGTGCAAATATGGTGGATACGGCACCTCCGAAGTCATTCGGATCGATGGGAATTCTTGGGTAAGGATCGAATCCATGCGCGACTTCGTTAGCGATCATGCCAAGCGCCACGCCTCCATCCGATTGCGAATTGAAGGTAATATTCGAGAGTTGGCTGCCAGAAAAATCCTCGTTGTAGTAGCCTCCCGAAAGTCCTGCCACATCAGGCGCTAGTCCCTTGACCCACTGACCGGTACTCGCACGCAGCCACCAGAACTGAGCACCCTTAACCTCGATTGAAGTGTTGCTTGAAGTCGAAGCAGTCGAAGCGTTCTGATATGCCACAAACCAGAATTCTGCTGCTTGGTTCGTTCCGACGTTGATGCCGACGCCGATCACTGGCCCAGAGTAGAAGTCATAGCTTGTCGGGACACCATGTGGGTGTGCCTCGTTTGCGCCGATCATGTCATTGGCAATCTGGTCAGCTACGTCTGTTGCGCCAGGGCTGCCGCTTGAGATGGCCGTTGCAGTGAACGGCGTGGTAGTGGTCGTCGCGCCAGAGACTGTGACGCTTTTCGAAGTAGGCGCGAAGGTGTAGCCAGCAAGCGATGGAGTGAGGGTGTAAGTACCGATCGCGGATACCGTGAGGCTGAAAGTCCCGTTCGCGTTGGTCGCCGTTTGAGTGGTACTTAGTCCGCTGGCGGTCATGCTTACGCTTGCAAGTGCTGGGGTCACGCTGCCAGTGATGGTGTAGGTAGCGGAACTTCCAGCGCTGCCACCAGCGTTTCCAACAGGCTGCCCGTTGACTGTCGGATTACCAGATCCTCCAACTGGGCTGCCGTTTACCGTGTCGCCACCAGTCGTTCCACCTACGGGTGCTCCGTCAACCGTATCGGAACCAGGCAATGTACTCGGGGTCAGGACAGAGCCTACTGCGACACCGCTTCCGATCAGAGTTCCATCTGCATTGACAGTCGGGATGTTTCCCGGCAGAAAGCTTCCATCGGTCGAACAACCGTATGCGCCTAATCCCCAACGACCATCTCGCCCAAGCCGAAGCTGACTCCATCCAATGTCGCCTCGCACGAATCCAGGTTGGGTGGAGGGTGGCGTCGGTGCCGCAGGCAGGATTGTGAAGGTTGCTGTCGGCGCTTCCGCATTGGTGACGGTCGTGACGGTGCGAGCGCCAACAGATGCTGTCGACGCAATTGCTAGGTTAAAACTTAAGTCAGTCGCGTCAGTAACTGTGACCTGCGTAATCGTGACACCATCGCCAGACATTGTCACTTGCGTGACGCCCTGTGCGAAATGCGTTCCTATGCCGGTGACTGCTACGACATAATTAGATCCGTCTAGCCCTTGGTTTGGATTGAGAACAATGGAAGCACTGCCGCCACCGCCGCCTGGAGCATTGAAGGTTTGGAGCTGGCAACCGGTTGTCCAAGCTGCCGCCGTGAAGCTCTGGATCGTTGTGAAGTTTGCGCCATCGGTGCTGCTCTGAAGAGAGAAGTTGATGGGTGTTTCGCCGACACTTCCTGGACCTGTACTCGGTGATTCGAAAGAAAACGATCCAACTGTGACACCTGTCGGAAACTGGAATCCCAACCATTGCGGAGTAACAGTTGCAAGGTCAAGCGCAGACCGCCACATCGAAGCGCATGTGCCCGCAAATGCATTCGCGGGATCGCCGCCGCCGCTGTAGGAACCTGACGCCAGTGGTGTACCGGTTGCAGTCGAGATCGTGTTGCCGCTGCCATCTTTGAAAACGACATTGGCAATCGAGACATGACCAGTCCCTGCTTGTGTAGAAGTGACATTAAGTCGATAGACGATCCCTGTTGTATAGAAGGTGATCGTCGCACCTGCAGACATCGCCTCAAAGGCGGCTGCTTCATATGTAAAGGCGTCGGTCCAGGTTGTGCCGTCATCGCTTGATTGCAGCGAGAAATAAGCGGGCCCTTGGTGATAAAGACTGTCATTTCGCGTCGTAATCGAGAAATGATCAACTGCGACTGCCGACAGAAACTGATACGCAAGCCACTCCGGTGATGCGCTAGTGGCATCGTTGTTGGCGTTCCAGAACGTGGACGCATTTCCGTCGAAGGCATTCGCTGCAGGCTGACCAGGAAACGTGCTGCTTGCGGACGCAGTTCCCGTGGTCGTCGGTATCTGTGTGCCGCTCGAATCGTAGAGTTTCCATTCTGCGACAACAGGTGTGTCGGTTCCGACTACACCATTTGTAAGAACGCCTGTGATGTGCAGGCGCCAGTAGAGATGTGATCCCGCACCGGTTCCACCACTACCGCCGCTGCCGCCTGTTCCTCCACCTGTGCCTCCACCGACACTACTTGCACCAGGATCGACGAAAACATTAGGATCGCCCCAAAGGGGCTCGCCACTGATCGGTACTGTTGGCATTTACCTATGGATGGGCTTTGATGTCACCGATGAAGGCTTCCATCTCGGCAACAAAGCGGTTCCACATCGACGCCGTAAGCGAACTACCGTTTCCGGCAACACTCAGCTCAGCGGTTGTTACGGCATGATTCGGCCAGCTCACGCCAGTTGCGGCCGTACAGCTTGTGCCGCAGATACCGGATTGCGTAGAACCTGCGTTCCCGTACAGGTCACTTTCCGTTGCCGCCAGTTCTGTCATTAGCCTGTTCCAGTCAGGGGTCGCGATAACGCCGAATACACTGGCTCCTATGGCATGACTTCCTGCGGTAGTTCCGCCGATACCACGGGTCAGACCGCTGAGCGTATTGGATGAAACCGACCCTACCTCGAAGAGTTCGTTATCAGAAAGAACTATCTGGCTGGAGTGATAACAAGCACCATTGCTGACCGTACCGGATGTTGCAGCCTGACTCAGTGCTGCAGTGAGTAGTTCCTGAGCGTAGTCAGTCATCCAATATAGTTCAGGAACGGTTGCAATGTGCCCAGGCCAGCTTGCGCCTAGAAGCGACGTGCCAGGATACGTCCCATGATGTGTTGCGCTCGAGATCCAGGTTTGGGCTGCGATCAGTTCTGCGACTGCTTGGTTGTGATAGACACCACCGATCCTGCCACCAACTGGAGCGCCTGAAGTATGGCTTGCGGCAGTCGTGCCGGCAAAGCCGCGGCCACCAGAGCAAACGGTCAACGCTGTTGCGGAAACGGAACACAGCTTCATTTGCTCGCTGTCGATTGTAACTATTTGGAAAGGAACGAATGGTGAAGTTGTGCCAGATCCGGAAGGCGGATTCTTGAGCAGAGCGTAATCACCAGTCACATCAGGAATGGTCAGCGTCGTAACCGGGTTTCCGTTGCGATCTACCCACGTCCCGGTCGGAAGCGTGACGGTTTGCGATGAACCTGTCCAATTCAAGTAGATGATGCCGTTGTTGGTAGTTCGGCTGTAGAGCCGATCATTTGCCGTCGCGCCGATCTGCGTCGATGTGAGCGCCCCGCTAGGCTCGCCAATCGCGTCCCACATCGGTTTGTAATTAGCTGGATCTTCAGCGGTGATGTTGGTTGAGGGATTCAGCCCAATATTCGGCGCATAAAAGAAATTCGAGCCGCGCATCAGCAGGTAGGTGATGAGCGCGGTGCGAGATCCGGTTGTATCGGTCGCAGATGCGATGTTGGCTCTGAGCAGTGCAGTTTTCCCGCCAGCCCCGAAGTTATAGATGTTATATAAATTCGCGTAGAACTGACTGCGCGAGAAATCCGAGGTCGCTGTTGGGGTATAGATATTCTCAACCATCACGCCCTGTGCGTCTTTGTAGAGCGCGGCGAACTGCGTAGGATCATCCAACATGATGTCTGAAATTCCGCTCGCCAGATTCGGCATTACTGGAATATTCGGAGCGATCGTTTTCAACTGAGTAAAGAAGCTCGCCAACATCGAGATCAACTGGCTCTCATTTGCCGGGAATGGCGAATCAAATGATGTTACGTTCTGGAATACTCCGGAATCATCTAGAACGCCGAACGTGTTCCAAATGAAGTAGCACTCGTCAAGTCCCATCCAAAGATGCTGTTGTCCTGAAACCTGTGACCATGCGATAGCATTGACGTAATTCTGGACCCAGAAATTGATGAATGCTGGATCATCTACCTTGACAAGCTGGCGCCAATTCGAAGATGGCGTGGTCGGTTTGTTCGAACCGTCGAGCGCCAGGCTAGGCGAGAAGTAAACAGGTCTTGATTTACCAGCGTAGGTTGCCGTTACGAACAGCGGATGACCCAAGCCAGCCTCAGTTGCAGCATAAGACTGGAAGCTTGTGTACGGAAACCAGGACCACGTGTTCTGATCCGCAGGCATGAAGATGTGAAACCGGCCGTGCATGATCTTCTGCGCTGTGGCGCTTGCCCCAGTGCTGGGTGATTTCGCAGGAAAGACCACGGCTGATGCATCAGACTCTGCAAACCCTTTCGGGTTCATGAAGAGCAATCCAATTTCGCTTGGCACAGTCGTGCCTGTTCCAGCCGATCCCGCATTTCCCGCAACGGGAATAGTAAGCGTGCTGTTGTTAATTGCTGCCGTAAGCGAACTGATGGCCTGATCCGACGCCTTGAATAAGTTCGTATCGGTTGGTGCGGCGATTGGCATCGCTGTCGCTTGCGGAGTGCCCGGGGTACAGGGTAGCTGCACGCGCACAACGATGGTTTCGGTAACTGTGCCGCCTGCACCGGTGACAGTGATGGTGTATGGTGTGCTGACTGCGGGCGACACGCTGACCGATGTGCCTGTCTGCGTCCCAAGTCCCTGATCGATACTGATGGAGGCGGACCCGGTTGTACTCCAGGAAAGCGTGGATGATTGGCCGGGAGAAATGGTAGCAGGCGAAGCAGCGAAGCTGTTTATGACTGGCTTGGCAGGATAGATCGTAATGCTTAACTGTTTTGTATCGCTGCCGTAAGGATTCGTGGCCCTCGCGGTAAACGTGTAGGTGCCTGGTGTGGTCGGAGTTCCGCTGATGATGCCAGTGCTCGAATCAAGCGTCAAGCCTGGCGGAAGGGAACCGCTGATGATTGCCCATGTGATCGGTGGTATACCGGTTGCTTGCAGTTGAACCGGGACATAGGAAGTAGCCGCCATAACCCGCGTGGCGTTCCCTCCGACAAAGAGGGTTGTCAGCATGGCCGCGAGCAGGATTGTGCACACGAAGCGCAAGCGCTTAGAGATGGAGCGATACATTGTCGGTTATTTATTGGAGGTGGCTAGCAGAATGTCTGCAGGTCTCACTGTGACGCTGAATTCTTGCCGCTCGACGCGGCTCTTGCTTAATGCACGCACAGTAAAGATATATGTTCCAGCCGCAGTTAATGTGCCATCGATTGTCCCGGTACCGCCGTGCAGTACCAGATTTGGCGGCAGTTCACCGTTCACTACTTCCCAACTGGTAGGTGCCCAACCAACGCCACTAAGCTGAAGAGTCGTGCCGGATACGGCAAGTGCCAGCATTAATATTGTCGATGTCGAGCGCTGGTTTTTAGTATTCGTACTCAGCATCAATGAAGTCGATGTCGAGCGGAGCTACGTTAAATGTGACGATCTGTCCATTGACGGTCGCCCAGCGACCCTCAGTTTGCTCATCGCCGTTCAGGTAAACCATTACCGCTCCTTTTGGCGTGTGCGAAATGGCAAAGGTTTTAGTGACGTTATCTGGTATCCCGAGCGGCTCCTTGAACAGTACTCCGCCTGACGTAGAAGAAATCTCGATCCAGCCTGACGGAGTTGCTTCGAGAGTGACGCTCTGCCACTGTCGCGTGAGCGAGGTGTCGCCAACTCCTGAACCGCCGCCGGCAATGGTTAGTACACCAGTGCCGACGTTCGTAATAACAACCGTCGTGTTGACTACCGTCGAAGGATCTGGCAGCGTGATCGTAATCGGTCCACCGGTCGTATCAGCATTGACTGCGGGATCTCCAGGCTGAATCGTGTAATCACTGGTGACGACCTTCACATCACTCAGGCCGCCAGTCAGCGTGTAGGTGTAATCGGTAACAGATCCAAGATCTTCTTCCGCGCGTCCGTATTGGTTGAAACTCGTGAACTTGAAGTGGACCGTCTTTCCGATGTCCTGCGCAGTGTAGATCCAGACGAATGCATTCTGCGCAAGAAAATAGCTCGATGCGCTTGCATGCGATGCGATGGTACTGCCATAGACACCGCGGCGCAAATATGTCAGATCGTAGGCATTTGTGCCTGTCAGCGTTGCTGTCTCATAGCTGACAAGTTCCGCAGTTGTTCCGTTGCCAAGTACTGACAGAGTCTTGAAGTTGTCGGCATCGGCTTTGGTTACTGTCGAGAGTTGGCCGAAGCTTTCGAGCAGATTGACAGACAGCGTATTCGTGTTGTCTGGATCGCTTCCGGTGTTTAGGGTAGCCGTCAGAGTGCCCATCGGCGTAGCGCCAACTTGGCGCCCGACAATGTTGTAGCTACTCCCATCCCAGGATTGATGCACTGTGGCACCGCCCCAGTACGGGCCACCGCTCACTGCAATCAGCAGGGCATACTGCGTCGAGTAGAGAGCTTGTCGCATCTGATACGCGGCTTCGTAGAATACTGGCGCATTCACGCTGCCTGGTGCCGCATTGACTGCAGGGGCAGCACCACCGCCTGTCTGCGAGACGTGTTGCACCGGAGTTCCTACACCCAGCGGGATCTCTTCTGCGTCGACCGACAGATATCCGTCCTGATCTTCCTGGATATTCGTGATCCGAACCGGTGTTTGGTTCAGCTTCTGGAAGTTTTGGGTGCCAACTGTGCACGTCAGCGTCACCACATCCATCGGCTCGAGCATGATCCAGTTCCAGCCGAGACTGAACTTGTACTTCGTACGGTTGTACAGATTGCGCTTGAGCTGGATGTGGGCCGTCTTCGCAGCAACGTCAGGCGTGCAAATGCCCAGCGCATCCAGTGCGCTTGCAGGACGATAGCCGTATTGATCGATCGCGCCCTGATCCTGCTCTTGGTAAGGCTCAGTATTGTACTGATTGGCCCTATTCGTCCAATTGACGGTTACAGCGTTATAAGCAGATCTTGGATCTGGTCGATTGATCCGCACAGGCTCAGTGCGATCCATGAAATCGTCGTCTGTTAGGTTGGCGACTGGTGTAGTCGTTGGAGTGAACGTCGCGCCGTTGTTGGTGATCGTAGAGTCGCCGCGGCTTCGGAACTTGATCACGCCTTCAGACCAGACTGCTTCCGCATTCGCGATCTTCAGCAGTTCGTCGATCCACTCTGAAGCAGCGCGCTGCTTGTCAAGCACTGGCGAAACGAAGATGCTATTCGCCTGCGTGTAGGCTTGCATCTCACTAATGTCGACTTCTCCTGAACCAAACCCGGCACCAAGTTCGGTATCAGTCAGGATCGTGTTGATGACGGCAGAGCAGTCTGCGTCTGCCACGACACCACCGAAGACATTCAGCCCCTGAATCTCATAGCTGTAGTTCGGAAACATGCCCGAACTGCCGAGATCCCACTTGTCATTCGCTACATAGACAACACCGGAATAACCGATGGCCTGGTCTGCGTGATGACTGGTGAGATACGTCCAAGGAGACTGACCCAGTCCGCCATCGAACACTGTGAGGTTCAGCGAACTGGCAGAGGTCGCGTTCAAGAAATTCGTCGTCGTACCATTCTTCAGCTGGTTCTGCCAGATGTTGAGAAGCGCAGTAACAGGGCCTGAACAGATTGCGACGATGCCGGCAGTCTGATAGACGTAATTCCCACCGTACTTCCCCTTCCCGGCTTTACCGGAAGCATTGTTTGCTTGCCAGTCTCCTGTCCAGATGACGTTCCCGGGTAACCGGTTTGTGCCAAACACGATTGGAAGTGCAGTGCCAGAAACAGATGTGGAGACGCGGTATCCGAGTAACCGCGAATTGATCTGGTTGTTCTGGCTGCCGCCGAAAAGACCCATCGATATTTTCTGGATGTCACGCCCACGGTGACAGGAAGATGTGCTCGCGCTTTCCCAACGGGCTGACAGACATGTCTACGTACTCGACTGTTGAGCGGTCTGCTGCATGAATGACTTGCGGCCACGTTGTGACGATGCCGCCATGACAAAACGGTCGATTCTTAAATACGCGAATCAGGACGATATCGCCAGGCAGTGGTTCTTCTACCCTCGTCGCGTACTGCTCTACGACCTCCAGATATCGCTCTTTGGAAGTGTGGAGATGCCAATCTCGGGGAAAATGCGCAACTTCAGCCGGGACTGGTACGCCCGCTGCACGATAAACCGCGATCAATAGCGGGCCGCATGCAACACCAGCGCCCTTTATGCACGCTTCAAAGTGAAACGGCGTCAGCAGCCAGCTCTTTGCCTCGCTGATTACAGCCAGTCGCTGCTCAACAATTGTCATGCTGACGCAGTTCGTCGCACCGCTTCAACAGCCCGATTTGAGCGCTTGCTTTTCAACTAAGCCGATCCTGCTTCGGGCACCGGAATAAAGGGGAAACCACCAAAATGTATTCCATTCGCGAACTTTTGGATACATGTCTGATAAGCGTGATCGCAGCCGGGAACAACACTGAATGTGTCTCCTGGTGCTGGCGCATCCGGCAACGGGACTCGTAGTACGAGCGTTCCGCCGCTATTTGATTCGATGGTGCGCTTGCGGCCGTTGTTCACGCCTGATGTGAATGTAATGACGCCCTGTGCGTAGTAGCCTTGTGAAGAAGTTGTCGGCGTGCGTGCGCCCGAGAGATACAGTCCTGCTGCTGGCATGACGAATCCGGTTCCAATAGCAATTGGAGTCGTATTCTGCAACTGCTCGCCGTCTGTCTCAAGTCCCATGTAGACGTTCCAGCCAGTTGCGCCAGTGACAGAAGGTGGACTGGCCACGTGCACCAGATGATCGCCCTGTCCGCTTGTCAGCAGAATACTCGCTTCTGGCGATGGAACTGTTTCCCCATATGCCGTCGTGTACGTGACGACTACAAAGTACTCAGCGGGAACTGGTAGCAGGACGCCTGATGTGCTGGAGGATGACAGTGACGGAGCACTCACCGGGCCCGCAATGACTGCTACTGGAGTCAGGCCAGTATTGATCACATTCGTACTGGCTGTCGTGACACTGCTAGTTGTCGTGAACGATCCGCGGCTAAGCGTGCAGCCAGCATCGTATAGAACATGTCTGCAGCCTGGCTGAAAGAGCGCTTTCGGCAAGCCCACATTCAGGAGAGCGAGCTTAGACTGCAACTGGAACTTTGCGTGAATGCGCCCAATCTCGGTCATCTCGCCAATCCAGCCGGTGAACATCAGCACGGTTCCCACCAGCGTTGCTGGATCGCTTACCGCTAAGAAGCCGCGCTCCACTGTGACCGCTGCTCCGTCCCAATCACCTTCTGCGATGGATTCGATGATCGGCTTGCTGTCTACGGTCTGGTCTGGACGTGCGTGTAGTGTCACGTCCATCGTGTCTACATTCAAACCGGTAGACCAGTGCGCCTGTGAGCGCTCGAATCCGATTCCGGTCGAGAATGTGCCAGTGTCCTGATCAAAGGACGTATATTTCAGGATTGTTCCAGAAGGAAGTGTAAAGGTATAGCAGTCGCAAGTAAAGAACGAACGGCTATCGAGCAGCGTCTGGAGCGCTGGCGAGACTGTACGCATTAGGCAAAGTTGCTGAGCCTGAGAATAGGAGTTCCGGTAGATCCTGGACCGAACGCAGTGCGCGTGATGCTTGCATACGTCGCAGGATTGCCGTCAATGGCATTCCCCGGATTTGTTACTGCACCTTGCGGGTCTGTAGTCACTGTCGCTACAGTCGGGCGCACCGTAGTGATCGTGCCGTCTTGGTAATGGACTGACATCGAGACATCAAAGATGCGAAACTCATCCGCCACTGTGTCAAGGTTCAGTATCGAATTCGAAATCGAAAAGTCTACCTCAGCGGTCAACGGAATCAGGATGCTGATGCTACCGGTATCAGTGCGCGATGTCCAACTTGTAGCGTCTCGAAAGAAAGTAGGCCAGCCGGGTGCAGGATCTCCACCGAAATTAGTCGGAGTAGGACCGATAGCGACCCATGCAAATCCGGCTTCTGAGGTTCCTGGAATGTGCGACGTTATTGTCGTCATCGTTGCGGTGATGACTGCGCCGTGCGGCCGCTGTACTTGCTGGAAGATGTCATCCGCCAGCTTCACTTGCTCGAATTCGAGCTGGCTGCACTCCCAAAGCTGATACGCAAATCGATCGTAATCTGCAGTGTCCTGCGTGAAAGCGACAGGCCAGTAGTACGTGCCGAGAATATTGATCTGCTGCGTCGGATCAACGATGTCAGCACCCTCTGGATCGAACCACAGGAAGTAGTCCAACCTCCCGTACATGGAGTTGAACAGGTTCTCGATCAGAATCAGATCTCCATCGCCTGTGAAGTTGGGTTGCGTTTTCAAGATCAGCCGCTGCAGCGTCCATTTCCAGATGGGTGTTGTCTGATGCGCAGTTCTGGTCAGGTCTCCGACAGATGAGGTCTGAACATCTGTGCTCCATTGCGGAGTACGCTTCATCGTCCATGACTGGATGTCTAGCGTCGGGAAGAATTGATCACTCAAAATGTGACCTGCTGAAACGCGAGCTCCCCGACTTGCCAGATCTGATAGGAAAGCTGTTGAAGCTCGATGGCATCGTTCGTGAATGCGACCAGAAACGGATTTCCGGCTATCGATTCCTGTTCTGGATCTGTCCAGTAAAACGAACTGTAAGCGCCCTGCAACGTGTTGATGAATCCCTCAATCTCCTGCAGGTCTTGGATAGTGTCTGCAGCCTGCAGTACTCCATTTTTCAACCGCCACTTATAGAGCGGAGTCGATCGCAAGCCTGCTACGGTGCGCTTGCCGGAAGACGATAGCTGCGGTTTCGTGAAAAACTGGGCACTGCGCGTCATCTTCCAGTTCGAAGACACGAGCGTCGGGAATGTGGGAGTGGCCACCGTTTACGCCATCTTTAAATTGCGGCGACGCACTTCGCCCATGAACGAGTCGAATAGTTTAGGCCCGCTCAGCGGCTCATTACTCGAATTTGTGATGTGCATGGAGATGCCGCCCCAGTTGTGCACGGCACCGGCCGCTGCACCCTGGCGGATTCCCTGTAGTGTGCTAGAGTTCATTGATCCGCTGGGTATAGACGGAGCGCTCGGCGGACCACCGGACAGCATGCGCTGCAAGCCTTCTGACAGATGCCGCGGCAGAACCATTTCTCTCGGGTGCAGAAATGCGACCGTATTATGATCCGGCAGCACCGCGCCGTGCTCGGCAGTTACTGCACTGAACGCCATCACTCCAGCGAATGCAGCAGCCGCGGCGATCGGTGCCAGGATTGGTCCGACAATGGGAATGCCAACAACCGCGTGGAATGCACCACCGGCAGCTTCAGCAGCATGCCGCACCATCGCCTTCAAGTGGTACATCAAGCTGACTTGATTACGTGTCGCTTCGCCTGTAGTGGTTGCAACGGTTTTCGCTTGCTCTACCGTCGTGTGCAGCGTCAGTTCCATCAGCTTGTGCGTAACCCACCGGGCAGCCATCTGCGCCAGGTTGCTGATCCAAGCTCCGAGAATGTCTTTTCCCATTTGCACAAATGCTTGCCGAAAGCTCTTCGTGCCTTCGATCATGCTGGTGATGCCGGAAGCGAAGCTGGACTCGACCGGCTTGAACCACTGGTTATAGGTTGACTTGTCCTGATCCATCGAATTCTTGACGGAATCGAGTTTGTATTTGTTCGTCGCGCTGTTTGCACGAGTGTCTAACGCTTGGTTCTTCTTATCTGCCTGATCCTGATTGATGTCCCCAGACTCCAGCATCTGCTCGATCAATGCACGCTCACGAGCGATGTCAGCCAGTTCTGCATCGTAGGCGGCATCCAACTCATCCTGGACAATCTTCAGATACTGGCGCTCAGTAATCTCTCCCTTTTCCAGTCGGTATTGTGCAATTGCGTCGTCATACTGACGCGATTCTTCAGCTGCCTTCATCTTTGATGCAAAGACTGCTTGCTGTAGTGCGAGCACTGCGCGATCGTGCTCCGCTTGCGCCTTTAGGTCTTCTTCGATAGACCGCAGATCATCCTTCTCAATCTCGTCGTTGGCTTTCTTGACGATCTGTTCCTGCTGATTGCGGTTCTTCTGCAATTCAGCCTGATACTTGTCTTCTGCGGCTGTCTTTTCGCCGAGGATCTTCTGGTAGCCGTCCTGATCTCCCTTGTAAAGCTTCAGTTTGGCGTCCAGTTCCGCAAGAGTGGCATCCCGCTCTTTAAGTGCAATGGCGTTCAGAGCGTCCAGGCGCTTCTGGCCAGCGTCGATTTCTTGCTGCGCTAGGTCTTCGGGATCAAGACCGACTTTGTCTGTGCCTGTAATCTGAGACATCTGAAAAGCGTGGTCTACTTGCGCCTTTTGTAGCGAGAGCATGGCTTCCTGATGAGCATGTGCTGCCGTCAGTGCGTCAAGCGCATTGCGGTCGATCTTCGTTTTAGATTTGGCGGCATTCTCTGCGTCAGAGGCCGGTCCTTTTTGTGCGACGAGAGCGTTGTAGTTAGCTTGTGCCTGGTTCAACTGATCGAGCGTGATTTTGCCTTCTTTATAGGCTTCCTTCAAGCGATCCATGCGCTCGGCAGCTTCTTTGATGGCGGCGGCATGCTTCTCTTTGAATGCTTCCTGCGGATCTGCAATGTGAACCTTGCCACCGCCAGTCATCGCATCCAGGTCACCTTGAAGCTGCTTCTTGTCTTTGGATTCTTTCTCCGCTTGTTCGAAGGCTTCGCCAGCGCCCTTGATCTCCTGCAGGCCCTTGGTGATGCCCGGGATCTTCTCCAGCCACGCCATCATTGGACCGACTACGTGACTCTCGATCCAATCCCACGCAGAGGTCACTGCTTCCTTGATCGCCTCCCAGGCACCCACGATGCCGTTCTTGAATCCATTCCAGCCAGCTGATGCCCAGTCGAACAAGAAACCCATCTTGTCCTTGACCCAGTCAATGGCTGCGCCGATAGTGGCGTTCCAGATATCCTTGACTCCGTCCCAGACATGCTCTGCTCCTGCCTTGATGCCTTCCCAATGCATCGCTATCCAGATGCCGAATTCTGCCAGCACTCCGATGACCGTTGCCACGATCGCGATTACTCCCGCGAGTGATGCACCGATGGCAGAGATGGCCAGGATAAAGCCACCAATCAGAACGATAATCGGACCAATGACGCCAAGCAGTGCGACGAATCCGACCACAGCGAGTTGTATCGGCTCTGGCAGCGTGGCGAACCATTTCGCGAGCTCTTTAATAATGTCCAGCACATCGGATAGCACGCCAGCAATGGTCTTGGCGATTGGCAGCAGTGCTTGACCAATTTCGTCGAGCGTCAACTCGATCTTGTTCTTGATGTTCGCCATCTGGCCATTGAAGGTACTCAGTTGGTCGCTCATCACATTGCCGAACTTCATCTGGAAGCCAGATAGCAATGCGCTGATGGCCTCAGCTTCGGGTATGCCCGTTTTGGCTTTATCTTTCACCTCAGCTTCGGATATGCCCATTCCGGACGCCAGAGCACTCGTTCCGCCGAATTGGTTTAAGCCGCGGAGATTGCGCTGTGTCAGTGATCCCTGAGATCGAATTCGCCCAAGCTGGCCGATCAGTTCACCTACGCCCTCATCTCCATGACCGAACGCATTTGACGCATTGCCCAACGCATTCAAGATCGGTACGACATCCTTGGCAGCAAAGCCGAACGCCATGAGCCGCTGGGCGCCCTGCTCGGCAGTGCCAAGTCCCAAGACGGTATTCCCTGCAAACTTGTGCAGAGTTTCCACCATCTCATTGGCGTTTTCTGCAGATCCGGTAAGCGTACGGAAAACAGTTTCCAGCTGCTCGGTGTTCGCAGCAGCATGCAGTGCTTCCTCGCCTAATTCCTTGAGCGGTTCGGTCAGATGCTCACTGAGTTCATTTCCCACTAGCACGAGAGCCAAGCCAGCTTTGGCCATGCTCTCGCAGTGTTCCTTGAACTCTTCTGCGTGCTCCCGAATACCGGCGATCAGGCCACTGAAACCGCCCTCGACTTGTTCAGAAGCTTCTTCAGACTTCTGGCCCAGCTGATTTAATTGGTCCTGAATCTCCTTCATGGCTTCTTGGAAGCCATCGATCCGGGCGCCTACAGTCACAATTAAGTCGCCCAGTGAGGACCCGGCCATATTTTGTTAACCCTTTTTATGCAAACTTTTCGATACGCATGTGACAGGATCGGCACACGGTAACGAGGATAGATGGATCGTTGCTGTGACAGTCATCCCACTTCGTTGTGTGATGTATTGTCAGTTGTTTATCTCTTGCTCCGCATTGCGTACATCTAAAGCGATCACGCTTTAATATCTGCAATCGGAGCGCTCGCCAAGACAGTCTCGTAAGTCCACGATTCCCGTCTGGATCAGCCATGGGCTTCCTGCGATGGAAGCCCTCGTACTTAACCTTGCATGAGAATGAGCAGTACTTTCTAGTGAGAGCCTCGACGCGTGCAGCCATATACTGTTTCCCACAGTGAATACATGTCCTTGGCTTCCTATTTCTTGCTACCCCTGCACATTCATGACTACAATATTTGCGCTTCTTTGCCATACACGCCCAAGTTGTAAAGCGCTTCTTGCAGTGGGCGCATTTCAGCGTTACGCGAGAGTCTTTATCGCTACACTCTCTTGAGCAATACTTTCCAGGATTCTTACTGTTATTCCGCGCAAGCGTCAAATAGAATTTGAAGCGTTTCTTGCAGTATCGGCACGTTCTCGTCTCTCGTAAAGTTGGATCATATCTTGACATGCTATACCGTTTGTATATACAGTATGAAGCATGTCAGAAGCCGCCGCAATACAAATGATAGACTCGCCAGTAATGCGCGAACCGAGAACAGTCGCCATCAATATCCGTGTGACCGAAGAGGAACGCAAGCTCTTTCACGCTGCTTCGCTGAAGGAAGATCTCAGCCTTTCCGACTGGCTTCGCAAACAGGGCAGAAGGCGAGCTGAAGAGCTTCGCATTCAGTCCACCAGCAGACGCAGATCCTCCTAGTTCACGCTCACGCCCATCAGGTTCCACATGTGATGACGGAATTCGTCATCAGTCCTGATAGGTGCCTTCTTTACTTCTTGCCGCGTGCCGCCGAGGTTTGACATCACGATGTCCAGCTTGTCCATCAATTTTTGGTCGCTCGAGGGAGGCTCTGATGCTCGTGCTTCGTAATCAGGCATGTAGTCTTCGAGCTTTCCAGGCTTCCCGGTCATTGCTCCGACTACGCACTGGCAAATCCGCGCCGCCCGGGCGTCATCGCGCTTGATGTGGTTCTGGTGTGCGGTCGTCAGCGCATCAAACTCGCGCCAGGTCAGATCCCAGAACTCTGCATCCGTCAGGAGCAGTTCTTCTCTTGAAAACGCCCAGATTCTCAGCCAGTCCGGCTCTACTGCACTGTCGCCGTCTGGCTCGCTGCCTTTTTTTCCGGCATCGATCCCGAAAATGCTAGCGAGAACCCTTCAATGATCTCTTTGAGCCGACGGCTGTCGATCAGATCGGCCATATCGTCAATAGACAGACCATCTTTCTCGACAAGCCCCTCGTGAATGAGCTCAGCCAGCTTATCTTCGTCCAATCCCATCAGGGACGACTCACTGAGCATGGTCGAGCCGAACTTGTTCTTCAGGCGCCTCATGCTGCCAAGCGAATAGCGCAAATGGCGCGTGACGCCGTCTCCGAGATCGATTGCTACTGGGTCAGTTGGTTTGAGTTTTTCCATAAAAAAAAGAGAGCAGCCCGAAAGCTGCCCTCAAAATGTTGTTTACTAAGCGAACGTTGGCTGGCCGCTCACCTTGACGGTGATGGTGCCCTCGATTGCCGCATTAACCTTAAAGGTCGTTTCGAATTGCGTCAAAACACCGGTAAATGACCACGATGGCGTGCCGGCTACCGGCGGAACAATTGTCCAGGTGTCGAGTGCCCTGTTATTCATGCTCGTGATGAGGTCCGTGTGTGTGCCCTCAAGTGGGTCAAAGAAAATCTTGATCTTGACATCGCCACCTTCAAGCAAACCCACGATGAACTGCTTGTAGTTGATCGGGTCCGAGTGGTTCGTGATGTCGATTGTGTCACCCTTCATTGCTGGTCCCTCGATGTCTGACACGAGGGCAACGGTCGCACCGTTATGCTGCAGAAGTGTGCCTATCGCAGCTCTTGCTGTTGCCATTTATCTTTCTCCTTCTGCTTCACAGCAGTAGTAATCTTGGAAATCTTGGGTTTGGGCGCACGCCTATCATCACGACCGTCATGCGCCCGCGCTGTATGAAATCACACAGCGAACTCGCAAATTAGTTGTAGAGCACCCGCAGGTTCAGCTTCGCGTCTGTCGTGCCATTGTTCGTCGCATACATGGTGGTCACATTGTGCTGGAACGGGCAGGCATTCAAGTAGTCAGACCCCCACACCACACCTGCAGTCTTCTTGATATTGAAGGTCTCTGTCGGTGTCGTGTTGCTGTTGACAAGAATCGTCAAGTCCTGATCGGTACTGATTACGCAAGACTGTATCGTTGCGAACGGGAAATTGACGGCCACAGCCATGTTTTGTGAGCCAGCAGGAACGACGGTTGCAACACCGGCATCCTTCACTCCCGAGTAAGAGCCAATCGGCGTCGAGACAGCTTTGCCGTTGCCTGTGTATGAAATAGAAATTGTGTCTGTAAAGGTGTTGGTTACAGCGGCCATTTAAGTTCTCCTTCTGCCTCCCGGCAGTAGTTTTGTGAATTTGGTTTAGAAGTCTAAAGGCTCATCGAGATCACTCTCTTGAACCAGTGAATCTGTCGGAGACAGAATCCTTTTCCCTACTCGTGCATGCAACTCACGCATCTGAGCAGGATTAATCTTGTGCAGCGTGATCCAGTTTGAGTCCGCACTCACTGTGTCGAGTGTCTTTGGATCAATCTGCGTGATATATCGGTGATCATGATGTGCTCGGATGCCATGTTTGGCGAGCGTTTCACCTATGGCAATGTCATCAACACGCGCACAATGCAATCCAGCAGCATGAATCACATTCATGGCACAACGCGAAAGCCAGTAGCCAGAACCGCCGGTCACCCAGCGGTACTCTCCGCACTCAAGCGCATAATGACGCTCGGTAAATCCTGAATAATCGTGCTGTTCGAATCCACTCGCTAATAGAAGATCAGGTCGCACGTAAGCATCGTCGTCGCAGACAAAAGCATAGTCGTAATCCAACTCCAAGGCGTATTCGATGAGCGCTTCGACTTTGCGCACGAGAACCAAGGTGCGATGGTACTTGCGTGGCGAATCCCAGAGCGGACCATCTGTGACCGGCAGCGTGATCACATCTTCCTCGTCACTCTCTGGGAAACCGAGAAAGAACTTGTAGTCTGCAACCGTCACATTTTGCAGCCACGTTCCGCGCTGGGCAGTTCTCCGCTCTGCTTCGCTATGTGCGCTCTTGATTGCAATCAGGATCTTCATCTCAACTCCACTGGGCCAGCTTGCGTCATAATGACGTTTGTCTTCTTTTGTGGTACTTCCGCTGCTGCTTGCTCGATCAGTATTGACAGCACTGCCGCAGTCGCTTCCTGCGCTTCTGCGATGCGTTCCAGGGCAAGCACTGCCCGCTTGATCAGCTTGTCCGTCATTGTGATAGCGTCTCCATCACGAGCAATTCAGTCATCCAGCAGTAGATCTTGGAAATGTCGTCATACGATCCCTTGCAAGTCAGTTGCGTGATGCCGAGGATGTAGGCATCCACATATCCGACCAGCGTGTTCTCGATTGTGTTGCCAATGTTGCGAGCCACCCCGTATGTTGGCGAATAGCAGTTGAACTGAAAGCGCCACATACGCGTCGTTGGTAACGGTGCGGAATGCGTCGTCAGATTCTGCTGATTCATGACGATATAGGTTGCGTAGGGCGTCGGGTAGCTGTCCGGTGCTTGAATCGGGAACAGTGCCTGCACTGCTGTCGGCACTACCAGTTGGTAGACGCGCTCGTCAATCGTCATTTAGAGCTCTGCAGCGTGGCGCAGACGCTTGTAGAGTTCGTCATCTGCGGCCGTGCGCGTGTACTCGACTTCTCTTGCACCGATGGAACGCATGACGGAATCTACTTTCTTGCCAAGCTGCGTTTCTTTCGTGTACTGGACTTCAAGGTTGTCGTTTGCAGACACCTCGACCCTGACCCTTGCGGGCCCGTCTATGTGGATCGTCATTATTTCGATTGGTTGAACTTTGCCTGTGCGCGGGCACGCACTTTCTGAATGGCTTTCTCAGTGACTGCTGGCGGTGGGATGGGTCCATCCAGTGCATCCGGCTCCGGAATCGAGCCGTTCTCGATCAGCAGCTTTCGATATCCATCCGCAATGATCGAAACCATGCGGTCACGCATCAGCGTGATAGCGGGTCGCATATACGGCTGTGCGGCAATCCTGGTGTTTCCGTATTCGATCCAGTGACAGTGCGGAGCGATGTTGTAGTTCGCGCCAACCAGAATATTTTGCTTCTCGTCCTCACCGTAGGCAGCGAATATCGCTGCCCTCAATGCGCCTGGCTGAATCGTGCGGGCGGCTTGGCCAGCCTTGTAATACGTGATCTCATGCTCTGCAATCGGCGCATATTCGCGTGCAGCGTCTCTCAGTTCCAGTCCAGCCTGCATCCAGATTTTCTTGACTTCCTGCGCAGTCGAGCGGTCCATCAACTCGCTCAGTTTGTCATTCAACTCGGCAAGTCCCTCAATATTGACTTGCTTGCCTTTCGGCGTGATGATCTGTCGCGCCATTCACTGCACCTGAACTGCGTTTAGTTCTGTTACCTTTTTGTTCCAGTCCACAGGCATCACAGCCGTGATGTTGTAAATGATGCCGCTCGCTTTATCACGCACACGCATTGCTCGCGTGACGCCAATGCTTGATCCATAGCGAATGGCAATCTGCACAGTCAGCTCTGAGATGTCTCTGCCTGAACGTTCCATCTCGATGCCATATGTGGGCGAGATCAGCGCCCAGCATTCGATGAAAGGAACCCAGTTTCCTTCAGCAGCTTGTTCGCCGTACTGCGCTTGTCCGAAGTTGTCAGAAACCGCTTCCTGCTGCTCAATTACGATGCGTCTATTGAATGTGCCAGCTGTGTAAAAGGAGTAATTCATGGGCGCAGAGGATCGGGCGTGTAAGCAGGCATCTTGTAACGAGTGAGTAGTGCGTCTACCGTGTCAGCCACCATGACTGTTGCTGTTGCAGTGCGCCCGATGATGACGCTCTCACGGTTCGCATACCAGTGACCAATGAGCAGCAGCATGGCTTGCGTGATCGGAGCTGGCACTGAACTGGGGTCAGTTCCGAAGCCAGCATCAAAGCGAATGTTGATCGGCCGAGAAGGACTGAGCACTACAGGCGGCCAGATCTGCCCGAAGCGCAGTACGACTTCAGGGATGTCGCCCGCATTGTTCACGACATAAATGCTGCCGTCAACTTCGTTGACTGTTTCAGTGTTGTCTGTGTACTTGACCCAAGTGACATCGATCAGCGGAGGATACGGCAATTGGATGCGGTTACCGGCGGGCCACTGCTGCATAAAAAAGTCCCACGTCTGCTGCAAGAATGCTCGCCCACAGACGTTCTCGCAGTATTGTCGTGCGACTGTAATCAGAGTCTGGATCAGGGAGTCTTCGTCATCCCAGTCCACACGCACATGCAGCTTTGCAGTATTCAGATCAATCGGCTCTACCGCTGGTGGAGTCACCAATGTCATGCCCCACCACTGGTTCTGAGTCGTAGAGTACTGCGATTGCTGCGGAAGGTTCCAGAGGATTGAGGGCATACCTATTTACTTGGCGCGGTACTCGCGCTTGCGAAGCGGTTTCACAAGTTGCTTCGGCTCGTGCAGAAGTACCGGCGTTTCTTCTTGTTCTTTGCTGTCCGGTTTTAGTTCGGCGGTCGCGATCCCATCTCGGATCAGCGCTTCCGCCAAGGCCAGGGAGACATGCAAGATGTCTCCCTGCCTGTACCACTTCACATGAACGCCGTCGACAGCGATGCGCTCAGGGAAGAGTAGACGGATTGTCATTACTGAGCAGGACTGTAATCAGCGTTGCCTGCGTCGAACGTAACAGCACTGGGCGTACCGTTGGTATGGGTGCCGGTGAGCCGCATGTTGACCTTCAAATACCGCTTGGAGCCGCGGTAGCCAACTTCGTACACGCC